GTCTTCGCTCCCATTCCTCCCGCATTTCCAATCAATGTAGTAGAAACTCCCTGAGAATCATATACTCGGTATCCCTGCATTCCGCCTATAATCTGGTTAAGAGCTGCTTTGTTTTTTCCTCTGAGAGATAATATTTCTCGTCTACCTCTGCTTCTAAGATTTGCGATAATGAACACGCGCTCTCTGTTTTGTGGAACTCCGTAGTCTTTTGAGTTAAGCACCTGCCAGCGACAGTCATACCCTGCTTCTCCCATTTCAGACAAAACCGTGGCAAAATCGAATCCTGCATTAATTGATAGCAGGTTCTTAACGTTTTCAACAAAAAGGTATGTGGGCTTATCACTTTCTTCTTTGCCTTTGAGGAGGTCAATAATGTTAAAATATATTCCACTTCTTTTTCCGACCAGTCCCCGCTGCTTTCCTGCGACTGAAATATCCTGACAGGGGAATCCAAAGCACCAGATGTCTGCTCTTGGCACATCGGATGGTTTAAGTTTTGTAACATCATCCGCTTTCCACTCTCCTTCCGTATCATACATTGCTTCGTATGAAGCCCTTGCAAATTTATCATATTCACAATATCCCACACACTTATGGCCGGCAGATTCCAAACCTAAACGGAATCCTCCAATGCCTGAGCATAAATCAAGGAAGGTCAACTGCGTCATGCGTGTCACCTTCCTTCATTAGCTCTGAATATTTTATTTTCTTCCCATCCCGTATTACATATACGTCTTCTGCACTTCCCACAAATTCCATATAACGATGTACTATCACATCCGCATATTTTTCATCCAGTTCTATCGTCCTGCAAATACGCCCTGTCTGTTCACAGGCAATCATCGTAGAACCGCTTCCACCAAATGGATCTAAGACAACGCAATTACTCATACTGGAGTTACGGATTGGATATGCCACCAGTTCCACAGGTTTCATAGTCGGATGCATATCATTTTTCTTCGGACGGTCATATTCCCATATGGTGGACTGCTTTCTGTCTGAATACCACATATGCTTTCCACCCAACTTCCATCCAAATAAAATCGGCTCATGCTGCCATTGATAAGGACTTCTTCCTAAAACCAATGACTGCTTTTTCCAAATGCATGTACCGGAAAGATAAAATCCTGCTGCTTTAAACGCCCTGCGAAAGTTTAATCCCTCGGTATCCGCATGGAACACATAAATGGAAGCATCACGTTCCATGTTCTGTTCCATATTCACGAATGCGGCAAACAGAAAATTATAAAATTTATCATCTTCCAAATTATCATTTTGGATTTTCCCCGCACTGCCTTCATAATTTACATTATATGGCGGATCGGTTACTACAAGATTGGCTTTCTTTCCTTCCATAAGTTTTTCATAAGTCTCAGGTAAAGTGGAATCCCCACACACCAGTCGGTGCATTCCAAGCATCCACACATCTCCCTGCTTTGTCATGGCAGGTTTCTTCAACTCAGCATCCACATCAAAATCATCTTCTTTGATTTTTTTATCATGAACCTTATTAAATAACTGCTCAATTTCCGGTGGCTCAAATCCGGTAAAACCAACATCAAAGTCTGATTTTTGCAAATCTTCAATCAAGTCCGCCAATAGTTCTTGATTCCATTCTCCTGTAATTTTATTCAGGGCAATATTCAGCGCTTTCTCTTTTGTTTTATCAATTTCAATAACAATACAATCAATTTCATCATACCCTAATGTTTGAAGAACCGTGGCTCTCTGGTGTCCACCGATAATCGTCATATCTGAATTCACAATAATCGGCTCAACATATCCGAACTCCGTAATACTGTTTTTTATTTTTTCAAATTCCTTATCTCCCGGCTTGAGTTTCTTTCTCGGATTATATGATGCCGGAATCAAATCCTTAATCCGCAGCTTTCTGAACTCCATCTTCCAATCCCTCCCAAAATCGTGCTTTTATATAACAGTCATGACTGCAATACTTTCTATTCTTATTTCCATAACTCGTAAATTCTTTTCCGCATCTCGCACAGGTCATGGTATAAATTGCCGTGTCTTTCCGATGCAGTTTTTCTGGGTGTGCTTTCCACCATTCCCGTCTGCACTTATCTGAGCAAAACTTCTTTGGTCTACCTGTAGATGGTTGTATCAATTCTGCTCCACAATACAAACACGCCTTTCCTAACATCATCTGTTCCTGAATGTTTTTTGTAAGCGCAGAAGCATATCCATCCATACCATGCGACCGACAATAGTTCCTCACAATGTCACGGGACAGCCCTACCACGGAAGCGATGGCACGATAGCCAACTCCCTGCGTCCGCATTTTCCTAATCTGTTCGGCTTGTAATTCTGTCATGCCTCTCACCATCCTTCCTGTTTCCAGACATAAAAAACAGGTCAAAACACAGCCATTTTTACTGCATTTTGACCCTTATTATTCCTATTTTCCCTAACTTTTTAACAAAATACTCATACCCCATTTTGCGAATAACTGCTTGTTTTACAACACCTTCTGCGAAAACTCTTGTCCTTTTTTCCTATCCCCCCTGTTTAATTCTGCGAAAATTCACGTTTGAGGGGGCGGCGGTCAATGTTCAACAAATTTGTAGAGATTTGATACCCCCACCATTGTCTAGTATTTCCAATCAATATCGATATTCCTGATACCGATCTTCCGTCATGGTTTTTACATCATGGTGATGTTTGCATAAAGGCTGCCAATTCTCTTCATTCCAAAAGAGGATTGGATCACCACGATGCGGTTTAATATGATCCACAATCGTTGCTCTTACATATTTTCCTTCTTTCTCGCATTTACAACACAGCGGATGCTCCTTTAAGAATCTTTTCCTCGCCCGCTGCCACTTACTGTTGTAACCACGTCCCGCCGCACTCTCCCGTTCTCCACGGTGTAACGCTTCATGTTCTTCACAATATCTTCCCTCTGTCAATTTCGGACAGCCGGGATGACAGCATGGTTTCATTGGCTTTCTCGGCATACTGATTTCCCCTTTCCTTTATGTACGCAGCGTGGGAAAGGATGGAAAGCCACGCTCCGACAGAAAAAAAGACCAAAAGCAAATGCTTTCAGTCCCGTTTCTTTTTTCCGCATCTTAAGAATAACACAAAAGAAATGTAATGTCAGTCTACTCTTAGTCTACTTTCAGTCTACCAAATTAATACTGTTTTCTATTCTAATATGGCGGAGGGGAATGATCCCCTCTTTACAATCGCCCGTGCATGGTTACAGGTTACGCCATCTGTCCACCCGTGTAGCTTTGCAGCCATGCGCATACAGCACGGGGGATTTTCCCATCATATCACTTCTTGCAAACAAATATAGGTTTCTGTCAATATCTTACAAAAATCTCGTTCCTTTTCTATCTCATTTCCCGGTTCATCCACATTTATAATGCAGCAGTCAGGAATTGCTTCAGAAAACACCTTATAGAAAGAAGTCTCCGCAATCAAATGGCAATACTGAGAATAAAAAGGTTCCGTTATAGCTTCATATTCCTCTTTTGTAATTTCTCCATCTAAATATTTCCGTATTTGCTCCAAAAGTATTCTTTTAACCATTTCTTGATTCATAATCTTTTTTCTTTACGGGTTACACCTTTTGCAAGGTTCATATCCCTGTTGGATTAATTCATCTCTAGTACCCGTAAATTCTCCTTTATTACTTTCGTTCATTTGATTTAAACTGGAACAGCTTGGTAGATGAAATTTCTTTGTATTGGTATTCAGCACATACGAAGATTCTGTTGTCTGTTCATTTCCCGCTTCGATATTCCCTTCCGTACTTCCTTCTGAAAAACCATCATCATTGGAAAGCTGACTTTCCCCTGTAGCGTAATCAATAGAAATACCCGGTTGTACATTGTAGCAATACACATTAAAAAGAATTCCTTCCCCGTTATCTTCCACGGACTTAGCTTCCATCTGTACACCGCTCGCTATCAGATTATCCCCTTCATAAATTGGTGTTACCCGATATAACACATGGTTTCCAGTTTCTTTTATGTAATCTGCCACCATATTTTCAAATGGCAGCATCCCCTCCACGTTTAAATATCTGGTTCCTGTAATCAGGTTCTTTGTGTTTGCATTCTCGGCAGTTAATTGAAATCCAATCAAATGACAGCGGTTATAAAGATATTTTCCATCTACACAATCATATTTTACAGTATGC